TTCAAATGCACCTGTATCAGATGTTGATGATGCTTCGTTTATCAAGAATGATGCTTGGTTTTCATATAACTGTGCAACATTTTCTTTTAGGTGGCCTTTAAGACCTTCAAGGAACCCTAATTTATCCCATTTGTTAATAGTGTCTTCTTTAATAACTTTAAGGTGCTTAAGACCAATGTTACCAACAAGACCGCTTTCTAATAATGCTCCCATTGTTTTTTTATTTTATTTTTAGTTTATTTATTTTTACAACATCTTTCCCATCAAATCTTTGATTCTCAAAAATTGAGGGTTCTCATAAGTTTTTGATTCGATAAGAGTTGTTGAAGAACCGGTTGTTACATTTTTAGTAATTTTGTTTTCAACTGATTCATTCATTGGTTTAGATTCAACCTTAGTTAATTCTTCTTTAATTGACTTGTAAAGATTTTTAGATTCTTTCAAAGTTTCAACATCATCAAATCTTCTAAGGATGTTTATTTTTTCTTTTTTAGTTGTTGAGTGTTCAGTGAACAATCTTGTAGCATAAGCCAGATTTGAGTTAAAAGTCGCAACTTCATTTAGTTTTTCTCTAAATGTGTTAAGTGCTTTTCTATACTCTTCGTTCTTTTCTCTCAACATACTAACTTCAGATTCTAAAGATTCCATTTTCAAATTTCTGTTAGGAGTTATACCTTTTCTTAAACCCCTACCTTCTTTTGAACCCATTCCGTAAGTTCTTGCGGCTTCTTTAGTTTCTGACTTTTTAACCATAGTGTTTTTACCGCCCATATTACCACCTTCTTTGTACTCGAATTTAGCTTTACCGGTTCCAACAGATTTTGGTCCTTCTTTTTTGTCTTCTTTAAATCCACCTGTAACTTTCTTGTATTGGAATTTAGGTTTACCCATTCCAATACCTTTTGGTTTGATAGATTTTTTTGCTTTTTTATGACTATAAGACTCATCCATTTTATAAGATTCATCTTCTTCTTCGTCATCATCATGATGTATAGATTCTTCCATTTCAGAGTCTTCACCCATTTCAATTTCGTAAATGGTTTCTTCCATTTCGTCTCCCATAGATTCTTCCATTTCGTCTTCCATAGATTCGTCTTCTTCAGATTCTTCATCCATCATAATTTCATACATAACTCCTTCTTCTTCTTCGTCTTTCCAAGATTCTTCCATTTCATCACCGTTACCGAAAATTGCGTTTAAAACATCTTCAGTATCTGTGTCAGATTCAAAATCATCGTGCATTTCGTTAATTTTTCTTTTTGATTTTGATTCGCCAAGTTTAACTAGGTATTCAGAATCAGTATTGTTATCTTTTAGTGATACATTACCACCACCATCTTTTTTAACAATAATACCATCATCTTCACCCATTGCTTTGAAGACTTTAAGAATTTCTTCGTCCGAAGCGTGAGTTAAATCTATTGGAGTTTCTTCAGAATCAGTATCCATATCCATTTCCATATCTGTATCATCTACATCCATATCAATGTCCATATCTACATCATCTTCTTTATCTGTATCCATATCAACATCTGTTTCAGCATCTGCATCAACATCTGTATCAACGTCTACATCGGTTGTTTCCTCTTCATCATCTTGTTCAGAAAGAGACTCTTTTACTAACTGATTGATTTCTTCCTTCATGGTAGAAGCAAGTATTCCTTTTGCATTTTCAGAGATAGCTTCTTCAACTTGTTTCATTTGAATTAAAGCTTCTTCGACTAATGATTTTTTTTCTTGCATAAAAAATTATTTTATTTTAATCTATAAATAGTATCAAAATAGAAAAAGTTTATTTTTTACAGGTTAAAACCCATAAAAATTTTAATTTATTTGTTTATAATAAATATTTCCATTTTAGGCAAAAAAAAAGTGGTCAAAAGACCACTCCTTAAAATTTAAGTTATTTTACATAATAACTTCATCAATTTTACTTTCAGAAACTGAAGTTATTCTCCAATCATGTGTGAAACCTTCATATTTCTTAGTTACTTTGGCTTCAACATCAGTTACGGAATAACCGTTAACCAATTTCTCTTCTCTAATTTTTTTAATTTTACCACTTTGTTCATCGGGTAAATCATACTGAATTTTTGCTACGAAGTACTTTTCTTCCATAATTTATTATTTTCCCAAATAATCGGATAATTTTTTCATTAAATCAATAGACGCATCAATATTTCCTTGAGAATTTGATTTTTTTTCTTCTTCTAAGTTTTCTTCATACTTGTCTCTATCACCTTCATTTGAGAATAAATAAGCTCCCGGTGTAGATGGAGAAGATACTAAATCAAAACAGATTAACTCAAAATCATCCTGAACTTCATTCTTTTCACCTACTTTTTTAAGTGAACCTACTCCTCTTGAAGAAATTCCTAATGTAACACCTTGTCTCATAAGATTTGCCGCAATATCTCCTTTTGTTGATACAACACCTCTTTCATGGAAACCTGGTGAAGTTAACAATTTAAGCTTGCCCATAAGGATATTCTTATCCCACCAAATATCTGTTATGATATGAGATACACGGTCCAAATCAATTAAAGATGATTCTGGGTGATTTAATTCAGAAGTTGACAAACCTTTTGCAATGGTTTGTTTATACTTGTCAGCTTCTCTTTTAAGAATCTTTTCAGGATAAAATCTACCATTTCTGTTTGGTGTATTATATTTTTGAAGAACGGCATAAAATTCAAATGGATTTCTATAATCCATATCTTTTGCTTCTCTCAAAATTTTGGCATTAAAGTCATCTTTTGGTGAAATATACCCGGCATCAGTTTCTACTAAAATACCAAAACCGACTTCACTTGCTTCTAATAATCTTAATTGTTTCATTAATTTACTTTAAGATAAATATTATCATATTGCAGTTATTTTTTTGTAAGGGTAAAATTGAAGTATTTGTTGGGGATAATATTGGAATCTTGAATGTTCTTAACAACTCTTTTTATAGAATTTTTTACATCATTAGATTTAAAATCTAATTCTTTGTTGGAAAATAGATTAATTTCTAAGTTTAAGAATGATTTTTTTCCATAGTTAATTCCACTTGTTCTTAGGTCTAAATCAACTATTGAATTTAAGGTAAATATTGAGGTGTCTATTGAGTCAAATACTGTGTGCTTAATTTCTCTACTAAAATTACAAACAATTCTATTCCAATTTTCTAAATCAATTTTTGGGTCAACCCAAGATTGTATGTTTATATATATGGATTTTAAGTTTTTTGAATCTACAGTCCCATAAACTGATTTGAAGTGGTTAGATAAGTTTAATTTTACACTTTTCCCTTTTTTCATTAATTTTCATGTTATTAAGTTTATTTTTTTAAAAAATATGAAAAAATATTCTTAATATCAAATTTTTCCTTATATTTAAGTGTATATGATAATAGTTCCAATAAAACAAAATGAGAATATTGAGAAGGCTCTTAAAACCCTAAAATCTAAAGTTATTAAAACTAAACAAAATCAGGTTTTAACCGGTAGAAAAGAATACTCAAAAAAATCAGTTAAAAGAAGAGCAGAAATTTTAAAGGCAATTTATAAAGAAAAACAAAGAAAATCTTAAAGAGATTCAACCAATTGTTTTAATTTCAAATAAGCAACTTGGTCAAATTTTTCATTATTAATTCTTTCCACAGTTTCGGTTATTTTACTTTTAACATCACTATCGATTTCGTTTTCAATTAAACCATTTAGTTTAATTGTCGCATCTTTTTTAAGGGTTTCAAACTTAATTTTTAGTGATTTGGTATCTTCTTTGATAATCACCAAAAATTCTTTTTTGGTAGATTCGTCTAAAGTTTCTATGTAGTTATTTAAACTTTGATTCGCAACTTTAACCATTGAACTCAGTGGAATATTAACAGATTCTTTAATTTGAGTTTTTGGTTGAGTTAGTATTTTAACAAGTTCTTTTTTATTATTAATTCTATCATTAATATAAATTGTTCTACCGTTAACATTAACTAATTCATCAATAGCTTTGTAATTATTTTTAGATTCTTTAATAGTTCCTTTTGGAAGGTTAACTTTAGGCAATATTTTTTGGATTAAATCTACTCCCTCTTTAATAAATTCATAAGCATCTTGTTCAGATAACCCTTGAGGTGTTGATAAGTCAGTATATAAGGAATATAACTTTGAGATGTTTTTATTATCTAAAACATCTTCTTTAAATTCCTTTAATGATTGTTTAAATTCTTTTTCGTCTTTATATGATTCTATTAATTGATTTTCAATAATAGTTTTAATTTGTCCAAATGTCATCTTATTAGTTTTTATATAAATATTATGAATTTAATAACTTATCTAATTCTGTATTCATTTCATCAAAAGAATCCATCCCAGTTTCAAATTCTAAAATTTGAGCACCTTCAATTAATCTGTTTTCAACTAAAATATTTAGATTTTTTTCTCTCGATTCGGGTGTTACTTCTCCGGTTGGGGGTGCTTCTCCTCCAGGTGGTGGTTGAGCTCCTCCTCCCAATTCTTCTCCTCCGGGTGGTGGTGAACTTATTTCCCCTGCTGGTACAGCTCCTGCGGTTGCAGTTCCACCACTTGCATTATTACCGTATAGTTTATCTATCGTATCAAATAAACCTGTTTTAGTAATAACTGTAGGTGTTGACTTAAGTTCTTCACCGATTGCTCTTTCAAATCTTTGTTGTAATAAATCAGTTCTAATTTCATCATCAGAGAAACCAAAGATATGTTTTTTAGCCCAAGTAGATGATACCGCTTGGATACCATTTCCGGGGTCAGAAACCAAATCTTTATAAAGAAGAATTTTCTCTTTATAAACATCAATTTTAAGTAAATCTGCTTGAGTTGATGGGTTTGATAATCCTAATGTGAAGTTAGATAATTCATCCTCAAATCCTAATAAAAATAAGTGTACAATTGCTATTTTATTCAGCTCTTGAACCATACTTTTTTGGATTCTGTTAATAGTTCTTGCGAAACGGATATCTTGTAATGATAAGTTTTTACCATCACCAACAACTTCTTCAAATCCTAAGAATGCTTTTGGAACACGAAGTGCGGTTAATAATTTCTTTTGAATATATTCAATATCTGCAATCTCTGATAGGTTTGTTGCCCCCGGTAAAGTTTCAATAGGACTTGGGGTTGCTGGGTCACGAACGGGGATAAAGTAATCTTGGTCAACCGCCATTTGATTAAACCTCATATCAACGTTACCTGTATTTTTATCAACAACTTGTTGTCTTTTAAACTTATCCGCAACTCTGTTTACGTATGGTTCAACATCTTCATCGTTCATATTACCTACAAACACTTTAAACACCCTTCTTTCAGGTGCTCTTGAAGTTCTGTAGATTAACATAGCATCTTCAGATAACAATAATTGTTTCCAAATTCTTCTTGCCTTCTCCAACATTGATGTTCCGTAAGGAAGTTTTCTATCATCACCTAATAATCTAAAGTGAGCAATCTCCCAAGACTGAAATGTTAATGCCTTATTTTTCCAAGTAAAAGTTAGTGCTTTTTTGACTTCGGTTTTACCTAAATCGACAGGAGTTTTATCACTCATTCCAACTTCGTGTCTTTCAATTTCAATGTTTGGTAATTGTTGACAACCAACAATACCTTTTTCAGGGTCTAATTTAAGATAAACAAAGTTATCACCAAATTTACAAGTGTTTCTTATCCACATTGGTAAGTTTGTATTAATGTCCAATACGTTATTAAACAAATCTGCCAATACAGATTTAATCCTTTTTGATTCGGAATAAATTTGTAACATATACCCATCTTCATTAACTGTTGTGGATTCTTCCGCATAGATATCTAAAGCTGCCGAGATTTCAGGGGTATATTCCATTGATTCATAATCATATACGGAAGATAATCTTGTTGGTTCATAATAAACCGCTTGAGAATATAGGTTATTTTCTACTTTTGCCCATTGTTGTGCTAAGTAGAAAGTTTGTTGTGCTTGTAGTTTTTCCCTTTCATATTCACCCTTATCTTTTGTTCTTAATAGTTCTGTTTTATTGAGTTTAAATTGGGGGTAATCTTGTCCTAATAGGGAGTTTGGCCCGAAGGTTTGACCCAACCGCTGCCATACTGTTAAATTATCGTTTTTATTTTCAGCCATATCCTAAATTTAATTGAATAAATCAATATTATAAATACTTATCTTCCACCAAATAACCACCCATATTTTTGATAGTCTTCAATACCAGGTCCTTGACTTGGGTAATGTCCCATTTTTGGTGATGCTTGAGGTACTAATGGGTTAAAAAAGTTTGATGAATTTTTATCTTCATTAACTGATGTTGCCCAAGAATTAATCATTGCCTTTGTTTGATTAACATTTTTTTCTAATTGTTGAAATGATTTTTCTCCGACATATATCGCCATTGATATTGACATAATTCCATCATCGTGTGCGTTTTTTTGATGGTCAGGTCTTCCGTTAATATAAATAAACCCATTCATTTCATTATGGAGTCGGGTTGAACGAACAATAAAGTTATGTCTAATCGACTCCTCAAAAGATGCAATAATTTGAACTCTTTTGGAGTTAAAGTTAATACCTGGTATTTTTTCTGCCATTTTTGGGTCCCATTTCCACTTGTTTTGAGTATCAACGTTATCTACATACATACCACCCTTATAATTCATCTCCTGTAACTTCCTTGCAGTTGCAACACCCATTCCTCCGGTTAAATCGGTAACACAATACGCATTATACATTGTACCCCATTTATAGGCTATTTCTGCAACAATATC